TAAAAGTAAAAGTAAAAGTAAAACAAGAAAGATAAAACAATAAAAATAAAAATAAAATATTTACAAATATATATAGAAATGATGGTTGATTTTAGCAAACTTTGCTCCCCAGCAAAATTATATTTCGGTCTTGTGGTTTTAAGTTCTCTTTTTGCACTAATGAATCGTATGCCTATTTTAGGAATATTTGTTAATTTAGTTATGGCTTTTATATGGACTTTTATATTGAATTATTTATGTAGTAAAGGGTTTAAGATTGTGTCATGGTTTTTGGTATTATTTCCGTTTATGGTAATAGCTCTTGGTTTTGTTGGTTTCATAAGATTAACAAAATCGCAAAAAGATATGTTATTAACAAAGGAACAACAAAAAATGATGTTATAACAAAACAAAAAAACAATAACTATATATATATATTTTACTATATATATATAAAATGAGAATTGAGATAGCAATATTATTAGTAACAGGACTTTTAATTTATGATACATATCATGATGGAAAATATAGAAAATTGTTAATATCATTCAAGAAATATTATCAAATGGTATTTTTTGGTATATTGGGTATAGGAATTTATTTAATTTTGAAAAGAAATCCTACGCAAGGCAAACAAATATTGCATTATGCTAACAATGTTGTCAAATATATGCCTATAGATAAGTCAGCAATTGATATGATTACCCCTATATTTGACTTTACATCATCAGAACCAGAAAGGGGACAAAGTTTTATGGAATCATTAAATGATATAAATCCAATAAAATATGGTGGTTTAGAGAGAAAAATGATGAATACCGGAACTCGCAAAGATAGCGTTAAAAGGTCAGTTTCAGAAACCAAAAAGAAATTTGTAGCTTATAGTCAAGAATGGAAATGCGGTAAATGTAAATCTCAATTAGATCATACATTTGAAATAGATCATAAAATTAGACTTGAATATGGAGGAGGTAATGAAGTAAATAATTTAGTAGCTTTATGTCGTAATTGTCATGGTCATAAAACGGCATCAGAAAATATGTAAAATAAAAACATACCTTAAGGGAATGCGAATAATATAACAATATGAAGATATTTGCTATATTATTCACAGTGTTATATATATATATATATATATATAATGTCAAAACAAATTGAATATAATAAAAATAAATTATTGTTTGAACCGAATGATAAATTTAGTTCAACAAAAATAAACCCATTAATAGGGAAAATATTTGGATTGATTTCTGTATCTTTTGTCGTAATAATATTATATTTATTATTTTTCAATAAAACACATGATAATAAAGAAATAAGTAACAAACAAAGTATAGAAATAACATCAAATGTTTTAATTTTGTTAATATTTATTGGAATAATATTTTCAATTATATATATACTTGTTCCAGATATAAAAAAAGTAAATGATTTATTTCCTACAATGAATAAAGTATTATTTGTGGTGGGTTATGTAATATTTTTGATATTATTTTTTAGGTTATTACCAAATGATTCATTAAATAAATACGCATACATAATAACTCCTCTAACAATTTTATTTGGAATCTATTTATTTGCGAATGCTTTGAAACTAAATAAAAATATAGATTTTAATGTTGCTTATGAACGTATAAAAATGGTGATTTTATTTTTATGTATGATTACTTTGAGTATTATTTATTATTCAATTGATCCAGGTGGATTTATAACAAAATATTTTGGTTATTATTCAATATTAACAATTTTGTTATCCGTTTTTGCATTTTTGTATTTGATAATACTATTGACATTACCAGACGAAAAAGTAAGTAAATCAGGTTCCTTAAATGTAGCAGGTAGTTTTTTAAAAAATTTCAGTAAATTTTCAGTATATGGTAGCATTTCTCTTATTTTATTTATAATATTATTAATAATAGGTATAACAAGATATCCAGGAGGTTTTTTGAACAATGTTAGCGTATCTACTGTAGTTATTATATTATCATTATTAACACTAATATTTTGGATTGGTGGGTTAATTTCAAACGCATTCAGCGGCAGTGGAGGTATAAATAAAGATATTTCTTTTTATAAAAAAGGATTATTGACTGTATTTGGTCTTACAATATCCGGCTTGTTAATAACTTGGCTTACATTAAATTTACAAAATCTATCTGGACAAACAAATACAATTAGTTTTATTTTGAATTTATTGTTGGTATTAGTTGTTTCAACACTAATATATAAAACTATAAACGTAGAAACACCTGTTGGAAACAAAAATAAAAACGCATTATTTACTTTATTATTAAATTTGATTTTATATATTCCTTGTTTATTCTCCGATTTAATAGATTTTTTTATAAATACATCATTCAGTTATATTATTTTATTGATTGTAGCATTTATATTAGTAATTTTGATTTATAAAATTCCATCAATAATGGATGTAATAACATTACAAGGAGGAAAACTGTTAATAGATAATCCGTTATCAATAAGCACATTGAATTCAATTTCATCATATCAAGAATTAAACGGAACTGATGATTTTGATTATCAATATGGTTTGTCTTTTTGGGTATTTATAGATGCAATGCCTCCAAGTACAAATAGTTCGTATAACACATACACATCATTATTAAATTTTGGTAATAAGCCAAATATTATGTACAATGCAAGTAATAATACATTAATGATTACAATGGAAACCAAAAAAGATTCAATAGATAAAGATAAAGATGATAATGGTAATATAATTTTATATAAAAAATCGAATATAATGTTACAAAAATGGTTAAATATAATTATAAATTATAATGGTGGAACTTTAGATATATTTTTAAATAATGAATTAGTAAAATCAATAATTGAAGTAGTACCATATATGACATTGGATGACTTGACAACCGGTTCTGATAATGGTATAAAAGGAGGAATTTGTAATTTGGTTTATTTCAAAAAACCATTGACATCTACAAATATGTATTATTTATACAATATGGTTAAAGATAAAACACCACCAATAATAAATAAATCAAATAAAGTAATTATTAAAAAATAAAATAGAAAATTTCTAAATGTATAATATACGATGACACCATTCACTATTATTTTAATTGTTTCTCTAATAGTTTTAATTTATATTTTGTATAAATATTTTATAGCCGACGTTAATACATTATCTAGTGTAAAAAACGGACAATCAATGACGACAATAAATGCTATTGATTTAGCAACAAATGGAACAAATATACCGTCAAGTAATTTTGCATACTCTGTTTGGTTTTATGTAAATGATTGGAATTATAGATACGGTGAACCTAAAGTAATTTTTGGGAGAATGGGAACCCCGAGTGGCGCAGATGATGGTTCTATTCCAGGTGTTAGTGGAATTGATCCATGTCCAGCTGTTGTTTTAGGAGCAATTGAAAACAATTTAATTATTTCTTTGGGTTGTTATCCTGGAATTGATGAACAACCTTTAAATCCAAATTCTAAAACTATTATACATACATGTATGGTGTCTAATATACCTATTCAAAAGTGGGTTAATTTGACTATTAGTACATACGGTAGAACATTGGATGTTTATATTGATGGTAAATTAGTTAGAACATGCTTATTACCTGGTATTGCAAGTGTAAATAATAATGCAAACGTGTATTTGACCCCGTCAGGTGGGTTTAATGGATGGACATCAAGATTGAAATATTTCCCTTATCCATTGAATCCTCAAGAAGCATGGAATATTTATACAAGTGGATATAGCAGTTGGTTATCAAATTTATTTGGTTCATATCAAGTTCAATTATCTATATTAGAAGACGGAACACCTCAAAGTTCTATTACAATATAAATATTTTTATTTACCATTATTTTTCTTAAGAGTATATATATAATGAGTCAAAATTCGCCTTTTCAAACATTTTCTACATTTAATGGGAATTTAAGCAATAGAGATTTTTCAACAAGTAATGAAATTATTGCTAAATTTGCATTTTTACTATTAATCATTTTTATGTTTATTATACTATTAAGAATTGGAGTTTCACTTATATCATTTATATTCAAACCAAGTGAATCACCGCGTTTATTCGATGGTATGGTAAATGCTAATCAAGCAATTATTTTTCCACAAGACCCAAATTCTAATGGTGCTGTTACAATTTTTAGGTCAGTAAATGCAAGTGAAGGAATTGAATTTACATGGTCTGTTTGGATTTATATAGATAAAATAGTATATGATGGTCAATTTCATAATATTTTCTATAAAGGAAATAACAGTTTAGACAGTAACGGATTAAATACACCAATCAATTCGCCTGGATTATATTTGACTCCTAATAAAAATGAGTTGCTTATCAAAATGAATACATTTAATGTGATAAACGAAGAAATTAAGGTTCCAGATATTCCGATGAATAAATGGGTTAATATTATTTTAAGATGTCGTAATTCTACGTTAGATGTTTATATTAATGGAACAATTACGAGAAGTGTTGAATTATCAGGGGTTCCAAGACAGAATTATGGCGATGTATATGTAGCAAGTAATGGCGGGTTTGATGGATATATCTCCAATTTATGGTATTATAATTATGCTTTAGGAACTTCCGCTATTAATAAATTGTCGAATGATGGCCCAAATTTGAAGATGGTTGGTTCATCTGGTGGTATGCAGTTAAAGAAACCGGATTATTTGTCTTTAAGATGGTATTTCGCAGGAGCAGGAGATATGTTCAATCCTACATAAACAATTATTTAATCAAATAATAACGTCATTTATTGTTATAATAAATTATAATAATAAATATATAAAGAATGGCTTATTACAATCCGAATCCTACAAGAGTATGGAGTAGAGTTCAAAATGTTTGCCCCGATACATCTACACTGCGGCTTATTAATAATATTCCTTTACAAGGACAACAAATGCTTGAAAAAGGTAATATTTTACAGTATAAAAAAAATAGTAGTAATTTAACAAAACAACAGAAATATTCACAATTAGCTAAAGGTTTTGGCCCTAACAGATGTAAAACTTTTGCTACACAATCCATTACTTATTCAAATCCAAATACAAATAGTTTTAAAAGAATTAATTCAACAATTCTACCTAATAATCCTTCAGGTGTATTTCAAAATAATGTTCCAAATCCATTTAATTGTTCCACCGATGTAATTGAAGATAATGGTTCATTAATTTGCAATATTATTGTTGAACCATGTACGAACGAAATTATAAAACAAAAAACTAATCCTTTGTGTTATCTTTCATCCGCGTCAGATGTACCTGGAAAAATAGTTGCTTTGTGTTGGAACGATGGAATACAAACATGGTATCCCAGAAAAAGATATGTTATGTCTGTATCTGGTAATAAATTTCCTGTAGGTTATAAAGGACTTGTTAGTGCATATCATCTTGAATCCCCTGTATTATCAGTAGTTTCTCAAACCGAAAATTGTATTATTTTATCGTGGTCTGTTACCACAAATAATTGTATTCCTATTGTAAATTTTGAAATCTATCAAAATGAATTACTTATTCTAACAGTACCTTATTCTGAAACAACAGTTACTATTTGCGATTTAACATTTGATTCTGAAAACTATTTTTATATAGTCTCTGTTAATAATAGTGTCAAATCTGAACCATCAAATATTGTAACTAATAGCGTTTAACTAATAGTGTGTAATACATAAATTGTTTATACTCTCAAATTTGGATTGATGCATATTTCGTTACTCGGAAAAATATCTCCTGACATACATTGGTCGTTCATTCCAACATTTGTACAAGTTCTGTTTCCTTGTTCTTCACCAATAAAGCACCATCCGGATTCTCTTGAATTAATACTACTATATGATTGTTGTGCTTCATAATCATTTTTTTCTATATCATCATTTGTATTATTTGTACCAAGAGCTTTATTTAGAGCATCATCTGGAGAAGAATCATTTGTTTTTTTTATATTCTCTCCACGAGAGACATCTTGAATAGTTGATAGACTTTTATCAACAACATCTGCGGTTGTATCAACCAAACCTTTAGTACCTTCTGATGTTACATCAACAACTTGACTTGTAACACCTCCAAAAATATCTGTAATTTTGTTAACTAATGGAGAGAAAAAGCTTGTAATATCTTGTGTTCCTTTCGCTAAATAAATAAAAATATTAAATCCCAAAAATGATAAAATTAATATTATCATAAGCCAAGTAATCCAACTTATATTTGAAAAAAATGACGGGGACGAAGGTTGTGAAGAATAAATGTCGGTAGGTATAGAAGGTTCGTATGAACTTGATAATGTTTTTGATATGTTATCGGATATATTCATATTCATGTATAATAAAAATATATATATTATTTTTGATTATTACACCATATAACTTATTTATTATATACACTTGAATATTTCAAAATTTATTTGAATGTTGACAAATATAAAAATTGATTCATATCCGATATTATTTCATCACGAATATTATAAAGATCTGTATTTGACATTTGTTTCAAGTATTTATTGTTGTTGAGATTTACTAAATAAGTTTTGAAATTATTTACTTTAGTTTTTAATTGTTCGATTGAATTTAGATCTGTTAATTTAATACTTTTACAATTTGTAATAACAATTCGGGAATTTGTTTTTCCTAAAAGAACTTCAATAAATTTATCAAAATGTTTGTTTAATCTTTTGTATAATTGATCTGTAGCTTCGTGTGTTGCATATACATAAGTTTTCCAATGAAATAATTTGATCATTAGTAACATTTCAAAAAAAATTACTGTAATCTCTTGTTCAAAAACATTTATCTTTGATTTGCTTTGCGTCTTTGATTTGCTTTGCGTCTTTGATTTGCTTTGCGTCTTTGATTTGCTTTG